AATAGCAATTAGGAAAGATTGTCCTTGCAGCGTTAATAGAGTCAACAATTGGCACTCTTTCCAATATTCTAGTCTTAAATCCTAAAGAACGCACTATTTCTTCGATGCTCTTGCCATTTGATGCTAATGTCCTGTTTTGAGCATCGTGTGGCAACCACAATGTATCTATCATGTAACCAAAGGTCTGCAACTTAGCCATGATTGCTGAAATCGTTTCTTGGCTTGTTTCATGGTATCTGATTAGCCTAGTCTCCATGCCAATGAACTGGACAAACCAAATAGCAGTTGCATCTGACCAACCAAGGTCAAAGACTGCATGAACTGGCTTAACAGGGTCATAGTTAACCTTGGCAATCCTGCCTTGCAATTCAGCCATTTGCAGCTCTTTAGCAAAAATAGCACCATCTACAGTTTGCCTACAAACACCTTCCCAAACTGTTGCATAGGCCTCTGGGTCACGAGCTTTGAGGGCATCCTTTTCTAATCTTAACGTCTCAGGAAACCAAGGATTGTCTGACCAGTTAATCTTTACGACTTGGGCATCACTTGGGCTATAAATGATGAAACGCTGGTAAGTGTTGTCTGACTCTAACTCTGGGTTAAAACTTACCCAAATTTCTGATTGTTCTTTTCTGATCGTAGGAATCAATACATCCCATGACCTAGCAGACACGCTTTGGCCTTCCTCTACCCAACAAATGTCTACACCCTCATAAGACTTAACGTTAGCTACGTTGTTCTTCAGTCCTACAAAGTTAAATTCTGAACCATTCTTACCCCTAATCGTTCTGTCAGTAATCTCATAGAACTCAGTTAGCTCCATAGACGCAATTTGATCACTCAGGAGCTTGTGAACTGAATCTTTAATTGAGGTTTGAAACTCACGAGCACAAAGAATGCGTAAAGGCTTGATAGCACCCTGAATCAGCAAAGCCCTAGCTATCCCCCAAGACTTTGCACCTCCTCGACCACCCCAGAGCACTTTATACCTTGATGGCTTAAACAGGCATTCCAGCTTCTCAGGAAACTCTACCTTGTTAATCGCTTCTTGCAAATTCACAGTTGGTGCTCCCATAAAGCAGGGTTGGACAGGACAACACTTCTATGAAACCCATCCAAGGGGCTAATCCTTTTCACCAACTTCGTTAGGCTTGACAAACGTCACCTGAATACTTGGGATAAGTGGTGTTCCACCCTCTCCTGTTAACTCTACCTTGCTATTGTCCCTGTACTTCTTGGGAAACCTTGCTGCCATGCTTCTAGACCAAATACTAGCATTTAGCTTTGCTCCATCCTTGTGCTCAAGCATATACAACTGGCCTTGTTCTTCCCACCAATTCTGTTCAGCTATCTTAGCATCCTCCAAGGCTTGCAAAAAGTCAGGGTAAGCATCCTTCCATACATAAATTGTTCTAATTGAAACACCTAATTTAGAACTAATTTGCTCAATACTTTTTCCAAATGCACCTAACTCCCTGACCTGATCGCAATATGCAGGGTCATAGAGAGTTGGTCTACCAAAGGGCTTTAAAGTTTCAGTCATTGTGGTGTTTCTGATTGTTCAGTTACTGCTGGCTTTGGTGCTTGAGCTTGTGCTTGGGCTACCATTTTGTTAAGCAATTCAGTCATGTCTCTGATCTTGTGCTCTAAAGACTGGATGACCAAGTTAAGTTCTTGAGTTGAGTGTGTGAAGTTAAACATTTATTTTCCTTTTTTCATTGATTTCTTTTCAGCTTCACGCTTTTCTGAATACGCAATCGCAACAGCTTGCTTGACAGGCTTACCTGCTGCAACTTCTGTTTTGATGTTCTTTTTAAATGCTTCAGGTTTAGTTGATTTGATTAAAGGCATGATCTTTTCTTTCAAAAGTTGTAATTAAGTACACCCAAATTGCTCCACCAAATACTTTGGCTAAAAATTGCATCAATACTATTTCAGGCAACAATGAATTAAAGGCAATTGTTGGAAACAATACTGAGTCAACTGCTGAACTAGCTACATTTGATCCATTTGACTTAACAATCCATGACTTGTTAATCAGTCTTTGGTAAACAATTGTATCAACAAGCATTGAAACAGCAAAAGCTACAAAACTCGCAAAAGCAATAATTCCACTTGCAGGATTAAGTAAATACGATATTACGCTTGCAGTTGCAATTAAGCAACCCATTGGTAACCATTTACCTTCCCAAACTTCATGGATTTTGTCCCTTAACGATAAATCCAATCCAATTAACAAGAATGCGTTAATTATACTAAACCAAGGGCCAAAGTAAGAAACCAACAAATTGGCACATACCATAGACAAAATATAAATTGCTGCATATTTCAAAATAAGTATCCTTGTTCAACTTGATGAAATCCCCAAACTGATGGAGCGTTGTGAGATTCAATTCTTGATCTCATTAACTGTGCTCTCATTTCTTTTGTTGGAGGCAAGTAATTACCATGTTTCCAATGGGCATCAATTCCTACATTTCTACCAATGTTTGTTGAATCAGCACTTGAAAAAGGTAACTTTGTAAAGATTTGAACATCTAACATTCTTAACCCATGTAATTTGCAACATGGTCTTCCCATGTCATCACAAATTACTCTCATGGCTTGTCCCATCCTAGACCACCATTGATTAGTTCCAATTGTTGAATATTCACCTGAAGAACCAAAACAAACTCTGACATATGTATTAGCCAGTTGCTCAAGCCTTTCCAAGCTCTCATGCAAATGCCAAACTGGAGCACCAAACCAATTAGGTAATGGGCAATCTTTTAGTAAAGCATCATTATCAGCCTCAGTCCCATCAATGACGTCAGGAATTACTGCAAAATCGCAATTAGGTACTTTTTTTAAGTTAAGTGCCCAATCATAGAACTCATCCCAGTTTTGGATGGGTTTACCACTTTTCCAAGCACTAAAAGCACCATTGTCAATTGCAAAAGACTGACAAACTTCAATGGCTACTGATAATTGGTCATTGTGCCTATAACTGACAAACGCATGACCTGCTTCTATTGCTTTATGTGCTACTGTGGATGGTGTAATTGGAAGTCCATGATAATGAATCATTAACAATTCCAATTCTTCAAAGATGCTTTAGCCCTTTCTGCAGGGCCTTTAGCGTTTTTGACAACCCCTTCCATGCGGGCACAGAAACTTGCCTTCCTACCTTCATCCTTCTTGGTCTTTGGGTTAGGAGCTGGTGCTTTCAAATGGCTACCATTTTTTGCATTGTATTCAGCACGACCCTTTGCAGTCATTCCTGCACCCTTTTCTGTAGGGTTGTAAGTCTTGCCCTTACCAGTTGTCTTGTGCTCTATGGGTTTGTCGTGCTTTTTCATTCAACCTCCTGAACAAATGCAACATCTTTCCAACTCATAACCAACAATTTTTGGTCATTGTCCTTGAATTCTTGGTATTTTAAATACTCGTCTTTGTAGTCTTTGGCTAATGTCCCAAAGTAAATTTTGTCACCAATGTTAAGGCCTTCTTCTTTGGCCTCATCACCTACTGCAACAATGTAACCACAAGTGTCTACTTCTGCAGTTTGAATATATAACGAACTCTGAAATCTTGATTCAGGTCTGACAAATATCTTGTCTCGTAATGGTTTCATTTCTTTGGCCTCCCTCTGCGTTTTGGAAGGTCTTCAAGAACTGGTAATTCTAAGAGCTGCCTTTCCATGTGCGAAAAAACACCTGACTCATCAGAATCAGGTAAAGGCTTGGCAACTGCTTTCTCTGCAAATTCTCCACAGACCTCATTCTCATGTCTCATTTGGTAAACAGGATATCTCCTGCAAACTCCCAAATCCTTGCCATGAAAATGTCTGCATGACTTACAATCATTTCCAGCCATTAAAGTACCCTCTTACTTTCTTGGTTAGAAGCCCATCTAGGTATGCTCACTTAGATGGGTTTCGCTTTACATACCATCTTGGTCGTGGTCGTAACGCTTGTGCTCGTAAACAACGTGCTCTCTTGAGCCTGTGTTCATTTCACCCAAACGTCCATCGTGATGGCCCATATGACCAGCGTCACGCTCGCCAATACCATCAGCCTTACCCATGCCAACACCACCCATGATGGGTCTTTTTCTTTCACCAGATGTGTCTGAAGACAAAGCACCCTTTGGCACTCTTTCACCAGTCATACCTGTTTTAAATACTTCTTTGTCTTCCATAGGAACGCTTACCTTCTTCATGCCTGTGCGATCAGAAGATGTAACTCCCTTTGGCTCTTTCTCCATTTTTGGGTAACCCATGATAAATCCTTTGTTTCTTTGCAAAAAACACTACTTTTTGTAGCCATTCCACTATATCACAATTTAGATTTGTCAACTACTTTTTTAAGCAGCCCTCATCACATACTGAGGCTTACCAGCTCTACCATCCCTTTTTTCGTCAGTTGTATAGATTAACTTCTTGCGTTTCAATGCAGCATATCGAGCTGTAACTGACCCATAAGGCAAGTTATGGAGTTGGGCAAGCACTTGGTCAGATATACATCCTTCTGGATGGCTTCTAATGACCTCATAAACGATTCTTTCAAGGGTTTGGGTATCTACCTTCTCTGCTGCCTCTTTGGACGTTTCTGGGGCTTCTTTTCTTGCCAAGAACTTGGGCAAAGTTCCAAAACTAGGTAAGTTCATCATGTTAAATAAATCGCTCATGTGTTTTTCTCCTTCAGTTTGGATTCAATTGCTTGATAAAGTTGATACGAATTTCCCCAAGGAAAAACTCCACACTTAATAAGTTCCATTTTTGTGAGTCCTACCCATTCACGTTTTGGCAATTCATATTTTCGAGATTCGTAAACCATCTTGTCGGGGTCTGTTGGATGTGGTTTAAGTGGCATTGTTTTTCTCCTTTAGTTTAGTTTCTGCCATTCGATACAAATCAAGCCAGCTTTTTCCAGTCATCGTTGTAAAACGTCCAAAAAGCTCAAAGACTTCAGCATCTGTCAGACCCACCCATGTGCGTTGTGGTGTGATGTAAAGTGGAATAATAAGTTCATCGCCTTTTTCTTTAATTTTTTTAGCAAGATTTTCATCTTTAGTAATTAAATATTTATTTTCTGTCATCCATGCAACAGGCTCATTTTTAGTCATGTTATTTCCTCAAAAAGGAATATCTTCGTCTGTTAAGCTAAGTCTTGGCTCTTGCCTTAAATTTGGCCTAGCCTGATATTGAGGTTTAGGGGCAAATTCTTCTTTTGATTCAAAAACAGATGCCCAACCATTCCAACCACCTTCAATTACTGGGAAACATTCAATATTTATTGATTCACCTTTGTCTGTTTGCACCAATGTACCAATTTTCATCCAGTAATTTTTGGTTTCACCATTTTTGTCAACATAGGTACGCATTTTTACTTTAATGTCTTTTTTCATTTTAAATTCCTTAATGTGATTACTTTTTGATTAACTTCTTCTAAAAACTCTGTGATTTCTAGCTCTAACATCTTGACGTACTGTGCTTCAAACTCAATACGCTTAACAAATAACTGAAGGTTTTCAGGCATTCTTGGGTCAAAACTCACAAAATCACACCATTTGCGACCAGTACAAGCCATTTGCCATTGCATTTGTGGCAAGTATTTGGCAGGTACTTTTTGGCTTACCAAGGTGTCAATGTGTGTAGATGAGTTAGGACACTTAATCTCAACCAAGCCATCTTCACCTACAAAACCATCAGGACTAGCACCACTCATGTCAATGGTTGGATGATCAATAAAACCAACTTCCTTAACAAATGTGCTCATCTTCAGCTCATAAACATTTCTAGCGTTTGGCTCTTGGTCTGTACCCCATTGCATTGCTGCGTTGGAATAAGCCTCTCCTACGCTGTTTGTGAGCCTTTCAAGCACCAATTGGGTTGCATAGTTCTCTCGACTAGCACTTGGGCCTGATTTGGTCTTGGCTATGACATCAGCAACTCTACTGGCAGTAACTTTGCCTAATCTGCTTAAAAACCATGCCTCCGTTCGTTGTTCAATCATTTGTCATTCTCCATTTCTTCGTAAAGTTCTAGCTCAGACATGATTAAACGCATAAGGTCAAATCTATCAAGTTCCATGTGTTCAGCAACACCAACTGTGGTTTCTATTAAGGCTTCCAAAGTTGTCCACATTTCTTGCCCTAAAAACAATCCCATAATTTCTTCATGGAGCTGTTCTTTAGTTTTGTCTTTAATCTTCTTCATTTTCTTCCTCTCTGCATAATTCACATTCAGGATGATCTGGGTCACGACAATCTGGGTATCTTCTTAACGTTTGCTGATAACGTTTATAAGACAGCTCCTCCATGTACTCAAAATAGTATTCTTCTTTTAAGTCAATCATTCGTAGGCCTTTTTAAGTTCGTCCTTAACTGCTACAACCTTGGCTTCCCAGTCTTTCTCATGGAAACAGGCAGCATGGGCTATTTTGTAACTCGCAACCAAGGCTTCTTTTGTCTCTGTTAACCTCATTTTTTCAATCAAGTGGTCAATTTGCTTTGGATCAACTTGTGATTTAAAAGGCTTTGGAGCACTTGCTTTATTGCCATCATCGTCTTCTGGAGCAATGCCACAAGCTGCCATCAAACTGTATCTGCGTGCATAAGTTAAGGCAGATGCGTAACCTTGTGGGTCTTGCTTAACTGCTGGAAAGTGAACAATGCCACATTCAAGCATTTCACCAGACTCATGAACAAATACTGTTTCAACCATAACTCCATTGTCGCAATCGTAGTTTTTCTGAAGTAAGTAAATGCCATTGTCGTTAAGGCCATCAATAACTGCCTCAATGCAAGCATCAAGGGCAGCGTAACGACTTTTAAAGTGTGGGTTGAGGCTAGACTTGAGAGCTGGCCCAAAAGCCTTTTGTGCTTTAACCAATGCTGATGCGATTTGTTTCATGCCAATTCCCTTCTTAATTCTTTAATTTCTTTTTCTAAAAATTCCATTTCGTCATGCAAGCATTCGATATCTATGCAAAGGGACGCAACTTGTGCTTTGTAATACCCAACTTGAAAGTTAAGTTCATCAGCAATTTTGTATTTTTCCAATGCTTCATTGCATGATTTCTGTATGTGTTCAAATCTAGTCATCATGGCCTCCAAAAGAAAAGGTCAAACATTACAACCAAAGCAGCTAAAGCGTAAACAACTGTTAACACTCTCTCTGAACGAGTTAATCTGGGTTTCTCAATAGAACAACCATATTCCATAGTATGTGGAAAGGCTTCGTTGATTGTTCTGTGGTATTTCATGGCTTTAAATCTCCTGTTGTTATTAAAGCTAAGTTAATTAAATATGTTGGGTGTGGGATGCCAACCTTAACTTGGTCAAGAATAAGGTTAGCTTGTTGTTTAGACATTTTTAAGATCAATGCGTCTAAATAAATCTGCTTGTTTGCTAGATTCGCATTTGATACATTTATAAGAATCTGTTTTAAATTCTTCCCATTTTGTAGAAAATGGTGTTCTTAATAAACTTCGTCCACAAGCTGTTTTGCTTGTGAATCCTGATCCATATTTATGAAGATGAGTAACTTTCATTTAACAGTCCTTTAAAGACCACTACGATGTGTTGTGGATTGATGCTTATTTTAAGCTAGATTAACTACCAGTCAATACTTTTTGTTAAGTAGTTTCCCTAGTGTTGTATTTAGTTAACTTAATTGTTGTAAATCTGCATTACCAGTATAATTTAAGCATGATTACCAAAAAAGAAGCTATACAGTTTGCAGGGTCAGTTACAGAACTAGCCAAGATATTGGGTATTTCTAAAGCTGCTATTTCTCAATGGGGTGAAATTCCACCTCAAGCAAGAATATGGCAAATGCAATCTTTACATCCTGAATGGTTTCTTTTTAGATAATTTGTTTATAATATTTTGAAACGCTTGGCGGCGTTACTCGTAGTAGGGTTACACATGCTGTCTGCTGGTACTGCGCCAGTCCGCCAACGCCGAAAGGTGAGACAGCAGGTGTAGCCCTTTTTTTTGGGTTTTATATGCATTATTATCAGCATCATATTGGTGATTTTATAAAAGACACCGCATTTCTTACCAATGAAGAAGTAGGCATTTATTTAAAACTTCTTTGGCTTTATTACGATACTGAAAATCCTTTACCAAACGATATTTTTACTCTTAGCATGAAAATAAATGCTAGAAATAATGAAGATATTGTTATTGGAATACTTAATATGTTTTTTAAATTGAAAGGCAAATATTGGTATCAAAGTCGATGTGAATTAGAAATCTCACAATATCGAGATTTAATTAACGATAAATCTAAAGCAGGAAAAGCATCAGCTATTAAACGTGCGTTAAACAAACGATCAACAGATGTTGAACAGGTGTTAAACATCTGTACAACAGATGAGCAACTAACCATAAACCAAGAACCAATAACCAATAACCATATATATATGGATTTTGAAAAAGTTCTGAAAGCCAAAAACAAACCCTTAACTCAAACCTTGCTTAACTCTATTCAAAAAGAAGCAGACAAGGCAAAGATCAGTTTAGAAGATGCCATCAAGGAATGCTGTTCAAGAGGTTGGACAACATTTAAGGCTGAATGGGTTGCTAACAAAGCTGACATTGTTCATCAAACAGTTCCATCAAGCTCAGAACGTGATCCTGTTCTTGTTAAGCTAGAAGAAGATGCTCGGAAAGCTGTTGCTATGCCTGAATCAGTTAAGGCTAAATTTAAGATGATTAAGGGGGCTAAATGAACATAGAGAATGCAGAGCAAGGTGTTCTTTTTGACGAGATGGACTCAGCAACTAAAGAATGGATTGGTATGCCTGAGTTTGTTCAAGATGATTTAAGTCCTTTTAGGGTTATCAATGTCAGATTCAGAAATGCAGAAGATGTTGCTAAGTTTGAAGAACTGATGGGTCAAAGGATTACTGAAAAACAAAAGACTATCTGGTTTCCTTATGCTGAACCAAGGTTAAGGGCACATCTGAGGTATGTAGATGAATCCTAAATACCCTATCTACATTGTTTCCAAAGGTAGAGCTGATACAAGGTTAACAGCAAAGGCTTTAGAAGCCATGCAAGTGCCTTACTACATCATTGTGGAAAATCAGGAATATCAGGACTATGCAAGCGTAATTGCTGCACACAAGATATTGATTTTGCCTACAAGCTATCAAGATGCTTATGAGACTTGTGATGATCTAAGAAGCAATAAGTCAAAGGGACCCGGCCCTGCACGAAACTTTGCTTGGGAACACAGCACCAGTCTAGGAGCTGCTCGTCATTGGGTCATGGATGACAACATTGCCTCTTTTCAAAGGCTTAACAGAAACCTCATGGTCAAAGTCAGCTCTGGCACAATTTTTAAAGCTGCAGAAGACTTTGTAGACAGATACGAAAATGTTTACATTTCTGGTTTTAACTATGACTTTTTTGTCCAATCCAAAGAAGTTCATCCACCCTTTATCAGAAATACTCGCATTTACTCTTGTTTGCTCATCCAGAACAATATTCCATACAGATGGAGAGGTAGGTATAACGAGGATACAGATTTGTCTCTAAGGGTTTTAAAAGATGGTCATTGCACCATCCAATTCAATGCTTTTATCCAAGAAAAAGCCCAGACTCAAACCCTAAAAGGAGGCAATACAGAGGAGTTTTATGCCAAAGAAGGTACTTTGCCTAAGTCCAAAATGCTTGCTGACTTGCATCCTGACTGTGCCAAAGTAACTTGGAAGTTCAACAGATGGCATCATCACGTTGATTACAAAAGGTTTAAACGCAACCCTTTGATAAAAAAAGACGCATTTATTCCTCAAGGGATTAACAATTATGGCATGAGGCTAGTAGACCCAAATGAAGATTGAACTGATTGTCGAGCACTATGCCAAATTAGCCATTAAACCTGCATGGCTTGACTATGTTCGTCAACAAGTTAAGCTAATGGAACAAGAACCTGCTTTTCATGGAATAGGCAAACTCATTGTCCTAAGAATTAAGGAACTCAATGCTGATCGTCATGTTTAAAGTTGAAGGGCTACCTAAAGGGAAGGGAAGGCCCAGATTTGCAAGAAGGAGAAACTTTGTCTCTACCTACACACCTAAGTCAACCCTTGAATATGAAGATTTCATTGTTGACAAGGCTAAACGTGCGATGGGTGCATCAGAACCATTTAAAACCGATTTAGAGGCTTTTATTTACATTTCCATGCCTGTGCCTAAGTCGTACTCAAAAAAACGCAGGGAGGCCTGTTTAATTGGCTCTGAGAGGCCTTCTAAGAAGCCAGACATTGACAACATCATCAAAGCCTATTTAGATGCAATGAATGGGGTTGTTTACGATGATGACACACAGATTGTGGATTTACACGCAACCAAGGTTTATGGTGAACCTTATGTAGAAATAATGATTAGGGAGGCAGAATGACTAAAGATGAAATCATTGATTTGGCTATACATTCAGGTGGTAAAGAAATGAAATATGTTCACGATGTGAGTTACCCAACAGTTGCAATCAAATTTAGTTTAGAAAATGATAGTCTTAAAAAGTTTGTTAAATTAGTAGCAAAAATAGAAC